AAACTTGCAGCAGCTAACAAAAAGAAACGTGCTGCTACTGCTAAAGGTAAGCAACATGCTAAACATGGATTACATAAAAAGAAAAGGAAGAAGAAATAATGGCTAAGAAGAAAGACTCAAGGCTTGCAAGAGCAGGTGTTTCTGGTTTCAATAAACCTAAACGTACTCCAAGCCATCCTAAAAAATCTCACATTGTTGTAGCTAAAGAAGGTGATAAAATAAAGACTATTCGTTTCGGACAGAAAGGAGCTAAGACTGCAGGTAAACCTAAAGCAGGTGAGTCTAGACGCATGAAGATGAAACGTAAATCTTTCAAGGCTAGACATGGTAAAAATATTAGAAAAGGTAAAATGTCTGCAGCTTATTGGGCTGACAAAGTTAAATGGTAACGTAAATGGTAGAAGCAATAGACTTCATAAACCAAGTAGGATTCCCGATTGCTAGTGCGCTAGGATTGGGTTTCTTCATTTGGAAGCTTATAAATAAAATCATTGATGGCATGGAAAAGAAGATAGATGTTGTTGATGAAAAGGTAGATGCTAGTTTAAATGCTATGGAAGAACGGCTTAGTACTAAACTAGATTCTCAATATGGCATCATAGTAGCTTTAATTGATAGAGTAAGATCTCTTGATAATCAAACAATACGACAAGATGTACTTCTTAAAACTTTGTTAGGTATTCCTAACTTAATTGAAATAGATAAAGTGAGTAAAGCAGACCGTGAAGATCAAAGAAAAGATTGAAAATATATCAATAAACAAACTTATTAATTTATTATTTGTGTGTAATTTTATTTTTTTGTTTATGGTAATTTTTTTTAGTGACGCATTAAAAGCTGACGAAATACTTTACAAGTTTAAAAGTCCTAGCTTCTCTGGAATAAATACATCAAGTCATTATCTTACTATAGAAAACCAAGAAGCTACAAGAGTTAGAGATATTAAAGAAGAGATAGAAGCTTATAAAGATGAACTAGCCAGAGAAGCAGACAACACTACACTTGCAAGGTTTATAAGAAACTTAGAAAGCAGAATCTACGCACAGTTGTCACGACAAATGGTAGAGCAACTGTTCGGAGAAACACCACAAACATCAGGTACACTTGAGCTAGAGGGCAACACTATTGAATACAAAGTTGAAAATGAACTTATCACACTTACTATCACAGATGAAGAAGGTAGCGTTACCAGTATTTCTGTGCCTATCGGCAGCTTTACTTTCTAGTTGTGCGCCAAGATATAGTTCTTTATTACAGGAAGGTGGTCTTCCTTATATTGTTATTGAGAAAGCTTCTGTATTAGATTTACAATCAGAAGAACTAAAGAACATACCTGCTGCAAAAAGAAAACCAGTAATAGCTATTTATCCTAATAGCTTCAAAGATCAAACAGGACAAAGAAAAAGCAACGGACAGTTTGCTTTGTTTAGTACTGCAATAACACAAGCACCAGAAGCTTTTCTTATTAGAGCTTTGAAACATGCAGCAGATGGTGAGTTCTTTCAAGTGGTAGAACGTGTGGGTTTAGACTCATTAACCAAAGAAAGGCAACTTATACGCAGTACAAGGGAATCTTTTGAAGAGGAGAGTGCTGTGAAACCTCTTTTACTAGCAGGACTCATGGTACAAGGAGCTGTCCTATCCATAGATAGGAACATAAGAAGCGGTGGAATGGGTGCTAGGTACTTAGGCATAGGATCTAGTAAAGAATACAGAGAAGACTTAATAACTATATCACTTAGATTAGTTTCAGTATCTACAGGAGAAGTTCTTATAGAAGTATTAGTCAACAAAAGTGTTATATCAGTAGGACTATCACAAGATCTATTTCGTTTTATCTCAAGTGGAACAGAACTTGTTGAAATCGAGGGAGGAGCATCAGAGAATGAGTCAAGTTCTTTAGCTCTTCAACAAGCAATAGAAGAAGGAGTACTGTCTATAATTAAGACAGGTATAATTAGGAGGTATTGGGAATATGAAAAAGTTAATTAGTATGCTAGATTGTACTTTATTTAGTGTAGCTGTAATAGCAGGTAGCGTTTATTTATTTAATGAAGTTAGAGCTGATGATAATGAAATATATGTAGATCAAGTAGGTGCTACAGCAAATATAGATCTTGAGCAGCTTGGAAGTGGTAACATAATCGGAGGTTTACTATCGACACACGGATCTATGACTCCGTTTGATCTTGATGGTGCAACCATGACGCTAGATGTAAATCAAATAGGTAACAACAACAAGATGCTTGGTGATATAAATAGTGATACATTTACTGGTGTCTTTGATTTTGATGGTGATACTAATAGTTTCACTATTCAAGTCGATCCTACAAATACTTATTCGGCAGACAACTCAAATGTAAACGTAGATGTTGACGGAAGTACAAATACATTTACTCTTGATCTAGCTACAAACAGTTTAGCAAGTGGCGCAGATATTGACACTATAGTACAAGGAGATTCAAATACTGTGAACATTGATTTAGATGTAGACTCTGCTACAAACTACATAGATCTTGATGGTGACAGTAACACAGTTAATTATGATGGAGATGGGTATGCGTCTGGGTATTTCAAGTTGGAACACGATGGTAACTCAAGGTCGTTTGCTATTGATCAACAGTCTACTTTGGATAATGACTGGTTGCGCATTGTGTCTGACGGAAACAACGGAACAGTATGCGTTAATCAGGACGATCAAGGCACAGCAGTTGGATGTTGATATAGGAAGTATTACAGAACTAAACGGAAACACCAGAGTAGTAAGAGACAAACCATACGAAAGTGCTATAGATTTTTCTCTTAATGCTATGGATAAACTAGAAACTGCTCAAGGCAGAATGGGTGTTACGTTTAGAGATGAAACTACAATACGTTTGACAGAACACAGCAATGTTATTATTGATGAGTTTGTGTTCGATCCTAATCCAAGTAAGTCTAGCATGGCTCTTAACTTTGTTAAGGGTACTGGTAGATTTATATCCAGTAAAAAGAAACGTATACCTAACGACAACATTACTGTAAGGACACACGCTGCTACCATTGGAATAAGAGGTACAGACTTTACAATAACTGTAAAAGAAACTGGTGAAGCTTTGGTAATACTTTTACCTGATGAGTTTGGTAATGCTAGTGGAGAGATAACTGTAAACACAGCGTTAGGACAAGTAATACTTAACAAACCTTATGAAGCTACTACAGTCTATAACTTTGAAACTGCACCAACTCCTTCGGTTATATTAGATCTAAGCATAGACATGATAGACAACATGCTTATTGTTAATCCACCAGAAAGAGAAGAGATAGAATCAGATGAAGGTAACGCAGTAGCAGATAACATACTCGATGTAGACTTGTTAGAGTTTAACGATCTAGATGAAGACCAACTACAGGAAAACGAATTAGAATATACAGAGCTAGATATAGACTATCTGGCAGGTAATTTTCTTGAAGATCTGCTAGATATAATTCAAGATGTTGATGAACTTAGTAAAGCTGAGAAGTCTTTATCGGCTGATGGAGTTAAAGGAACAGCAGTCGGTTATGATAGTGACACACAGATAAGCACCTTTATAACTGATACTCACCTAAAGTTCTTGCGTCAGATAGAAGATACATTAGAAATGAAAGTAGATAAAGCAGGCTCGTACAATATTCGTATTGAGCAAGAAGGTAAAGTAAATCAGATCACTACCAACGGAGGTAGTAGTTCTAATATTACAATAAAACAAGGTAGTTAACCTTTTCTTGCGTTTAAGTCTGCTTCTATTTTATTATGTACAGCATCAAGCTCTCTTGTACCGCTTCTTATTACAGACTGTAGTAAATTAAAATCTTCTTTAGTTAATTTTTTTTGTAGTTCTGCAATGTCTGTAGTAGTTCTTTCTGTTATTAGCTGTCCTTTTCTATTAAATAAGATTGTATATCCTAATAATTTAGCTTCCGTTCTTTTAGTTTTCATATTAAATTATCTCACAAGTTCCTGCGCTACACGCAAGTTCTTTTGTATTCTCCGTATTATCTTCTTTTTCATATTCGGTAATCTTAGACCAATCTACCTTGTCGGTTGTCTTCTTTAACCATTTCCTGTACTCATTGTAAGTTATCTCTTGATAAGGAGCTTGCTTATATGAGTGATCTGAGTATTGTAAGAAGGATATACCTGATATATCATCAAAGTTTTTATGTACCCAAGCACCTACTTCTAACCACTCGTTTTCTTTTACTGATATTGTAACAGAAGGTTTATGCTCACACCATTGATCTTGATACTCTTTCCATATCTTCAAGTGTTCTATTGCTGATAAATCATTCCTAGTCAATGCACCTACAGGACTTTTCATTGGAAAGTAAAAGACTAAAGTATGCTCTGGCTTAGTAAGATCATCTTCATTGTATACTCCTGCATCAACCATTAGTTTAGCTAGAGGATCTTTCTTGTCTGCCCTTACTGTTCTAAGATAATATCTACTATGTCTAGTGTGAATACCAGAAGCACTATCCACTAACTGACTTACAGTTCCACTAGGTTTAACGCAAGTTATAGCTGCTGACTGTGGTATACCTAGTTTCTTAGCCCATACTTTATTTACATCAATAGATATTTGTTTTAATTTATCTAAATCTATTTTACCATTTAGCATATCTTTATTATCCATAATACCTGTTAAAGACACACCAAGTAAAGACTCTTCTTGTGTGTTTTGTTTCCACTTACTTGTCAAGTATCTAAAGTTTGTAAGCGTAGCTTGGAATGTACCAAGAATTGTAGCAGCTTTTACTTTAGCTATTAAAGTATCTTCATTATCGTCAGGTCTAACAACAACCTCAGTTAGATTACAGAACTGTTTGTTGCGTAATATGATTTCACTACAAGGATTACATCCAAAGTCTTTATACTCCTCTCGTCTACCATTCTTAGCAGCTTGTTTCTCGGCAGCTTGTCTATTAAAGATACCACGCTCACCACTTTTAGATTCATATAGTGACAACCATTCACGCATAAACGCACCTGTTTCTGCAGCATCTGTATAGGCTACAGAGTTATTAGACAAAGCTCTTTGCTGATTGTCTTCCCACCAAGCACCTGACTTAGCATTGCGCATACGATTGTCTGAGAGGTTGCTGAGAGAGATTAAAGCACTCCTCCTTACTCCTCCTACTACTACAACTTCTGCGACCTTACACATCAAATCATGACAGTCTATGGACACAAGTTTACGCTGTCCTTTTGACATGGCATCACGGAATATGTTAATAGTAAACTCAAATAACTCTTCAAGAGGAGCAGGACCACTAGCACGACCACCAAATGTTTTAAGTCTAGCACCATAAGGTCTGATGTTAGACACATCCCAAGTGGGAATTTGCCCTGCATAAAGTAAAGATAATAATTCTTTGTAGGATTTTGCCCATCCTATTTTAGAATCAGCTACTTTAATAACTGTATCAGTTGGAAACAAATCTTCTGGAAGATCTGGTAGCTCGTTTATATACTGACGCTCTACGCTAAAGCCAACACCTGTACCACACATGAGTATGTAAAGTGTTTCATCAAATGCTCTAGGACTATCAACAGCTACATAGCTACAGTTAAATCCTGCTACATTATCTTTTTGTAAAGCTAGTCCTGCTGACATCAATGCTCTCATGCTTGGCATAATGTTTAAATACAATACAGCTTTCTCTAAGTACTTTCTAGTTTCATCAAACTGTGACTTACTTAGGTTGTGGTTTTCTTTAAGATGTGTTTCAAAGAAATCAAAGTATCGAGATACTGTTTCTGTCCACGTTTCTCTTCTTTGTTTATCTTCGTTCCATCTAGCGTACCTGCTTAGATGTATAAACTGTTGATAGTTTGTAGGTAATTCTGTACTCATATCATAAAATCCTTTGTAATCTGTAAAGTTAATATTAGAAAGATAGAAGAAGAAAGAATTAAAAATATCACAGGCATTAACGCATCTTTTAATTCTACTTCTACTTCTAAAACTCCGTCATGTCCGTGAGCTATTATGTTTAGTACTACATAAAGTAAACATATTAAGCTTTGTGTTAGAGCTAATCCTGATAATAATAAAGCTCCTCTAATATCTGCAGTCCATATAAAGTATATACCTACTACCATTCCAAAGAAAGGTATCATATATAGTAATCTACCTAGCATTTGTTTTCTCCTCTACCCATAAGTGTATAGCTATTATAGCGTAGTGTATAATCTTTAATAAGTCTCCTTGATTTTTATAATTTCCAGTAACAGGATCAGGTTTCTTACCATAACGCATAGCATACTTTATAATATTGCCCATACAAAAACTCTCTCCGTGTCCTGCATCAATAATCATATCTGTTGCTTGATATTTTCCACTAGCATAATGTTTTTCATATGTTTTATCTACATATCTTTTTATTTGTTCTATTGTATTTTCTTCGTTGAATTTATAATCAACCATTATTTAAACTCCTTTGGTAAAGTTTCTTCTGTGTACCATTTAAAATTATTTGACTCTGCCCATTCAGCATGTGTCCTTTTAGTTCCGTCTTTTCTTTTCTTAGCCTGTGGCATTGGAGCATAAGGTTTCTGGAAAAGAAATACAAGCTCCATTGTATCAGGTAATGACTCTCTAATCCAGATATATTTACTATATTCTGCATGATCCCAGAACCTACCTTTAGCTTCTATAATTATTTTATCTTTAACAAAGTCTGGTTCGTACTTTCTTTTTATAATATATTCTATGTAATCAGAATGATGATCCCATTCTTTTAGAATACCTGTGTGTAGTTGATGTTCCCACTTACTATCGTATCCTTTAGGAACTCCTTTCTCTCTTGGTCGTATCTTTCTAGGTTTTCTCATACAGTAACTTCTTCTGCTCTTGGTTCTCTAACTACTTTTGTTAAGTATGTTAGACCTCTAGAATATTTAAAAGTTCTAAGACCTTGTCCATCGTTAGAATTTTTATGACACTCAAACTTAAATGGACAATAGAAGCAATCTCTTGGTAAAGCCATGTTACCTGAACTGCCGTTAGGAATTGGATCGTGACATCTGGGAGGTGGCTTTTTCTTTTTAAGAGTTTTCTTTAAA